TGTAATTCTATAAAGTGAAATTTAAATATGAATTTTATGAAAAATAGACTTTAAATAACTTTTTGTTATTCCATCATTATCGCATAGCTTGATACAAACTTGTAATTGGAGTTAAATCCATAGACTTTGCACCCATACTAGCAACTGGAATGCCACCACACCCACCTTCTTCTTCATCTTCATCTTTGTCGTTTTTAAATGCATGGCCAACATCAGACATGTATGCTCTGCAAACCGAAATTTTATTTTCCATCCACTCATCAAGCTGGTCATGATCTTCTAGCATAGAAAGAATAAGGTCAGCGTATTCCTTTATATCTTTTAGGTTATTCATCAACATTCTGTTTCCATCGTTTGAGGCTTCAAGTTTGCCACCATCATCCGTAGCTATTGGATGATCTTCACAAAGATCGTAGTATTGACTTTCGGAAATGATTCCAGCTAAATAAAACTTGTAGTTTTTATTGTTTTTATCAAACATTTTAATTTTCCTTTTTCCAAAATATTAGTGTACTAATTTTATTTTCTTACATCAAATTTACGAGAAACATTATCTTTTTTGTCATTCAATCCAAGATTATTCCCAGTCTGGTAATCATCATTCTTGCCAAATAATTTTATCTTCTTGTTAACCATCACATCGTTGTACCCACGCATAAAGTCTTCACTTACTATTGTACGAATTGCACATGGCTTACAATATAAAACATCATCAGTCGTCTTGCACAAACTCGTATTCTTGAAAGACGCTTTTTCTTTATTGTACAAGGTAAAGCCACTGTAATTGTTTTCTATATCCCTATGTCTAATTCTCTCACAACCAGAAACAATTAAAAATAAAATTAAAAAACATGTAATTCTCATTTTATCTCCATACATTTAAATGATTACTCTTATATTATATATATGTTTTTAAGTGAGATAAATTTATGGATGAGAAAAATTTTATAAATAAAGAACAATTTAAAAAAGAAATGGATGACTATAAAAAATTTCTATTTTCAAGTAATTTGTTTTCTATGGCCATAACCCTAATAGCTGCACAGACAGTTCAGAAACTTGTTTCAATTATATCAGAAACAATATTTATGCCTTTTATAAATTATATAATAAACTCAACTGGAGGAAATTGGAGGAATCTAATATTCATACCAGTCACAGGAATGGAAATAGAACTTGGTAAGTTTTTAGGTGGAATATTAGAGTTCACAATCACTATCACATTCATTTACATAGTTTTTTACAAAATTATAAAAAAGTTTGATCCTAATAGCGAAATTAAGCATTGATATCTTTCTTAGGGATGCTTGCAATCTGAGGAATTCTGGTCGTTATTGTTTTCCAATTTCTTTTTACCCATTGCATGAATACACCTTCTGCCTTTACTGGGCCAACCTCACTGGTAGTGCCTGTTTTCTGTCTTTCTAATTCATGAGTGCATTCGTGAACAATTGTACTGGCAATCTCTAAAACACATTCCAGCGTGTCTCCATGTGACTGTAAATGTTTTTGTACATTTATATGAATGACATCAGATGATTTTATCTGATTTAAATCAATATCTGGTATGTATTTCTTTATTACTGCTGATGGAAGAGTATTGATTTTTTGACTTGATATAAAATCATCTCCAAATTTCATTCTTATCTTCCCAACAACATTTGCCCCAATTACTTTCTTATCTTCAGCAGAACTATACATCCCATAAACACCTTTGTTTAATGTGGCTATAGTACTTATATTTAAAAGTAATTTCTGATCTCTTGGTAAAGTCTCATCATACATTTGAACTAATTTTACCGAAAATTTTGCCTTGTCGTATGCTGAATTTATTTGTCTCTCATCAACCATCTCGGTTCCAAGAGTAGATTGTTCTAACCATTGTATAAAACTTTTCAAGTTAGCCTCATTATTTAAAAATAAACTTATTACACTGTATTTATTTAGTTTTTTTATTGTATTTTTCTTTTGCTTTTTTAGATCTGCAAATTTTACACGATCTGCATAATCCGTCTGATTTTGAATTGTCTGGAGAGAAAAGTTTAAATTCCAATATTTGCAAACAGTTAACGCATTCTTTCTTTCCGTAAGCTACATGAGGATTGTTTTTTTGCAAATGTGGCTTCGCTCTACTTCCTGTTATATGACCTCCCTCACGCTCACATATGTAGCGACCATTTCTGGCTATATTCTTATCGTGCGTAAGTCTTAGCGGAGTATGTTCCTCGTTGCAGAAGGAGCAAAATAAGGTAATTTTGTCATTGGCAATATGGGTGTGGTAATATCTTTTTGATTTTTCGGACGATATCTTGATCCTTCTGTTTTTATCGACTTCACTTAATATTTTCTCCATGAACAATTCCATATTCTTTTTGTTATACACATGACCAAAAAGATCCATTTCTGTCCAAACTTCAAATGGCAAGCCGATTTCTGCTGCCTTTATTTTTCCAGCTTCGATCTTTGCTTGTATAACTGAGTCGAGAAGCCAAGATTGAGGTTTTACTTCAATCAATTTCGATGTTCCGTCTTTGTGTTTCACTAAAATGTCTATCACATATAATGAATCGATCTTCTTGATTGGATTGAAGTACTTAATCGTTATTTTTTCGATCTCGTAAGACACAACGGATTCGTCATTATCCAGTATCATGAAAGCTTTCTTCTCGTATGACGACCTAAATACTCCTTGCCCCGATGGTATCTTGGTTGAATGGTGTACTCCCCTAATATGGTGGGTCTTGGGGTCAAAACCATTCTGATACTGTCTGATCGTTGCCTGTGATAGCTTCATTCGGTGTTCTGGAGTGAAGCCTCCGGTTTCTTCTAACATTTTTTTTCTCCCTTCAGAAATTTTTTGACAATGTTCTTCGGAAAATTTCTTGCCCATATGAGATTCAGACATTTTTTGTTTTGTTTCTTCTGATAAATTTAAACCTTCGTTCCAGCCCCCACCAGAACCTGGAATTAAATTAGACTTTGCTCTTGCGATTCCTTCTGGATTATTTTTCATATAAACGCTAAGTTTTTCTTTAAACTCATCACTACGCTTAATGCCAGTAAGAGAAAGTCGAATTCTTTCTTTTTGTTCATCGCTTATTTCTCTGCCTTTTTGCACACAGCTTCCACAAATTTGCAGATAAGGCGGTTCCATTGATCCGTAGTAGCAGCTTTTTTTCATTTGGCGTGATGGTTCGCCATTATGCTCTTGGCAAGGACAAAATACTTCAATGATGGAATCATCTTGTCTTTTTTCTCCGATCTTGTTTACAGGGTTATTGTATTTCATAAAGCATTGCCGACAAATGAATTCCTTGCTTCCGCTTTTCAAGATATTTCTCTTTGCTGGTTGTTTGCCTATTGTAATTATTTCTCCAAAAGGAATGTGATTATGATGATCACATTGGATTTGAATCTTGTCGGTATCTTTGAAGGCGGCATACTTAGTTTTAAATTCTTCGATGTTCACGATTTTTCTCCTTATAGATTCTGACTATATTATTCGACAAAAACAAAGAAATGTCAACATAAAATTTATAACTATTTCTTAATTGTTTTTAACGAAGTTGAATATACAGAAAGTTTTGTGAAAATTGGCATAGATTAAATTTAAAACTACATGTCACAAAAAAAGAAAACCTCGGAAAAATCCGAGGTTTTCTCAATACTTTGTATTTGATATATTACTAGTATTTTTATATAATAAAATTGGCAATGCTCATTCTTGCGTAGAACTTTGCACCTTCCCTCAATAATTTTTTTCCGTATCTTGTTAAAATTCCCTTACGAGGACAGAAGCTCTCTGGATCGAGAACAACAGGAGTCTGAGTAAGAGGAACATAAGGACAATAGAAATATCCTGAGTCAAGATATGAATCGCCTTTATAGCCCATAAGGATTTGGTTAGATGGGAACAATGGATCTTTATATAGTCTCCAACGATTGTTCACAGTACCAACATACTGGATACCCAAGCTGCTGCTGAAAGTTTCAGAAGGTGCAGGAGCAAAACCAGCGGTTGCGGTTTCAAAGATCGAAGCAACTTCAGGAGATGTAACGATGAAGTTAGCACCACCACGAAGGGTCTTACGATGAATAACGGAGGAAATTTCAACGATCTTCACATAGAGAGATTCGTATTTTTCTTTGATAGTATCACCCAAGGAGGTGTTGAAATCCCAAGCGGTTACAGTACCAGCATTTTGACGGAGGTCGGTGAGGACTTCACGATCAATTTCAAGATTAATTTCTTGAGCAAGAACTGCGGTCAATTCGGCTTCAGCATCCAAGTTGTGTTGTGAGCGAAGATCTTGTTGAGCTTCATAAGACCATACAGCCTTCAACTTACGGGTTTTGGCAGTAATATCTTCAGATTCAACAACGAGGTTGATTTCTGGAAGATCTTGTGAGCATTCAAGATTAGCTTCGTAACTTGCAACGATATGGTTATCACCAGGGTTGCCACCAGTCCAAGCAAGGGTAACCACGCCAGTAGTAGCATTTAAGCTTGATCCTGCGGAGGTTGCTTTTGGGCTAGGAGTTCCGATATCGGTAAAGTTAAATACACCAGCGGAACTTACGCTGAATGTTTGGATAGCTACAGCACCATCATAAACAGTACCAGTAACGGTTCCTGTCAAGATAGGGGTGTGTTCAAAAGGACTGTATACAGATGTAGCATCTGCACCATCATCGGTAGCTCCCACTTCATTTTGGACGAACTGATGGGAATAGAAGATATCGAGATTAGCAGTACCATCTGCTCTCTGCATCAATGAATTTGCATCATCGCCAGGGAAACCGCTATTATTATCAGCACCACGAGTAGCACCCTTGTTGGAAGAGTATCTAAAGCGGAGATAATAAACAAGACCAGTAGGTCCGAGCAAAGGCTGGACTGATACGATCTTATTAGCGATCAATTGTGGGTAGATCCTACGAACCAATGGGATTGAGATTCGTTTGAACTGTGCGATGTCAGCGGTGTCGGTAGACACTTCGTTGATAAGGCGTTGGTTTTCGAGAAGAACTGCTGTGGCTGCACGAGTATTACGGTCTTCGATGCCTTCGAGGAGACCAGTCTTAGCCCAGCGTCCTTCTAACTCTTTAGCTTCATTTAAAAATCTAGCATTAGCGTTCATATTAAAATTTCCTTTATAACTTGTTAGAATTTAGCTTTTACTTTGGTTTCTTTATACCTGAAAGAACCAAAATTTGGTCTATTTCACTGCTGTTGTTGCCGACATTTTCCGCAATGACGACTTCTTGATCAACAACTTTTTGTCCTCTCCCCGTTACATTCTTTGCTTTTTCAAATCTTGCTTTCTGTTCTGTGATTACTTCAGATCTCTTCTGTGATGATGTCGCTTGTTTTTGCTCTGTAATCAAATTTTTAGCATAGCGTACATTTTCATTGAGTTTGGTATTTTCGGTAGACAAGCGAATATTGCGAGCTTCCATAATACGGAGTTGGCCTCTAGAATCTTCCAATTGTTTTTGGAATTCTTCAACTTTAGCTGAAGAGAAGTTTTGAGATTCATCATCAGACAAATAGTTACTTGCGATATCAACGATTTTATCCAATGCAACTTTATGTTCTGCAATACGAGGATCGCTAACAACATCTTTGCGAGCTTGTTCGTAAATTTCTTGACCTTTTGCTTGCAAGAATTGATCTACTTTGTCTACGATATATTCTTTCATTTCTTGAAGTTTCTTGTCATATTCTTCATACAACTCAACTTCGATGTTGCCGTTTTTGGATCGTTCCGACTTCAACATTTGATAAGCTTCTTCGTATCCTTCTTCAAGTGCGTTTTTGTATTCTTCGCCTTGAATATCTAGACGATTCCGCAAATCGGCAATGATAGCATATGCTTCTTCATAACCTTGTTCTGCGGTTTTTTCAGAGTTTGACAATTCCCCAGAAAGTTCAGTATAGGCCTCTTCAAGTTTCTCGTTATATTCTTTTTCGAGATCTAGCGTTGCCTGATTCAGCATTTCGTTGATAGCTGAACTTACTTCCTTTACATCGGATTCTGGTAAAAGTTTCTTGATTGCTTCCATTATCTTTTCCATTAGCCTAACCTCACTTTGCTAGTATTTCGTTTTTAAAAAATTAAATCAAACAATTTTAGATTTTATATTCTTTGTTTGATCTTCAATTATTCCACCTAAGCAAGCTATTAATGCTTCTTTGCTAATCTTATGTATGCTTCTGCTTTCGTTTTTAACCGAAGAATCAGAAGATTCAAATGAATTATTTGATGGAATGTAATCTTCACGCTTGCTTACAATCTTTTCTTGGAAGGCAGAATGTGTAGATGGATCAGCCACTGCATCGAATGTTAATAGTTTATAACTTTCGCCAATGACAAGAATTCCACTTTCATCTACTCTTCCGTTGCCAACACCTCTGCTGCTGATTCCAACACGCACACCATCATTGATGAGTGCCTTTAGAATACGGCCATGAGGAGTGTTTAATATTTCGCCTTCACCCATAAGATTATTTCCTTCCCACCATAACTTAGTAATTACATGGGAAGCTTTTTCGAAATGTATGATACTATCTGTAGGATGATCTAATTCTCCAATCAATCCTCTTGCTTCAATTATTGGAGTTAGAGCCTTAACATTGTCGCTTAAGACGCTGTAAGGATATTTCCTTTTATTTTTATTGACAGCTTCTGCTTCTTGGAATTTTCCTCTAAAGCTAGTTAATCCTCTATTAGTGGATTCATTTAGACTTAGAACGAAACCGCCAGAATTGCAGGAGTCAACAAGTAGCATTTTATCACTCATTACTCTCCTTTATTGGTTGATTACTGGTCTTTTGCTTTCTGGGGATAAAGTATTCTTAAGATTAGGCCAAGTATCACTATCTTGGTAAGTTCCTAATTCATCATCATCTTTATCTGCACCTTTTTCGCCCTTCATTGTAAATTCAAAAGCATCAGGAATGTAGGGATTGTTTAGGGAAGGCCAAGTATTATCTCCGCTATCGTTTCCTAAAGCGTCACCCATCATTTCTTCTTCGCCACCGAAGGACTTTCCATCACTTACTGGACTATGATCAAGACCATATTCATCCCCGCCATTAAATTTGGAAGGAACAGCATCAGTTTGTCTTGCAGCCCAAGCATTCATGGGGTGATCTCCACCTACCGAGGTATGAACATCCATGTCTTTCCATTCGCCAGATCGATCCAAGTTTGCTTCAACCAATTCACTAATATAATCAGCGATATTTTCTGCTAATTCTAAACTAGGAGCAGAATTTCTATTAAGTACAGATTCGCATTCAGACATGAAACTAGCGGTTTCTACCTTAGCAACTTCATCTCCGATTTGAGTTGCTGCTTTATTCATTTCGTGAAGTGCTTTGTACAAATCAGAAAATACTTTTAGATCAATGCTATCGCTTTCGTCTAGCTTGTCAAAGAAATCAACAGCTATGTTTTGGAATTCAACATATGAATCTTTGCATGTTTTGCATTCGGAAGTTACATCATTAGAGTAACCAGCCAACCTAGCTATTTTGCTAACACGATTAGTATAAGCATGATGTGCTGTTCTTAGAATTGCTTCTGCCATAAAGTTGCAAACGCTATCATCATAATTATTTACATTTGCGATTTCAAGAGCTTCAGCGATGTTTGCTGATAGTTCATCTTGTGTTAAGTAAAGAACTGATGGCCATTTTGCGACAATGTTTTCCAAGCATTCTTCAAGATTAGCATTGTCAGATATATTGTTATATCGTTTAAGTTCAGCAATAGCTTTTACGAATGATTGGTCTTCATTTACTCTCTTTGCTTTGCCACGAAGAACTTTAACTTCGGTATCTAAAGTCTTCCAATTAAATGAAAGAACTTTACCTTCGTTACGCTTTTGTATGTTTGGAATTGCCAAAGCAACTACATTTCCGTTGTTGTCATTTTTGACTACAGATTCAGAAATAACATGACCATAATTTTTATAATCAACATATCCAAATACATTTTCAGCTAATTTTGACCATTCTTTCATAGTCTTTTTGATACGAGTATGAACTCCCCATCGTTTATTGGATGTTTTTCCCAATTTTTTCTTTGCTTTTGCTGCTTCTTTTCTTGCTAATTTTCTTATAGATTCTGGAACCATTCTAGCATTTCTCGCTCTCGTTATTTTACCTTTATTTACAGAGGATGATTTGCGATGTTTTTTAAACCAATGAGATCGTTTGCCAGTTGGCTTATTAGTAGTAACTACAGCCTTGTATCCTTCAGTTAGTTCTCTGCGAACATTTGGCATTAGGAAATATTCTTCGAATTTAGTATTTGCTTTTTGCTTGTTATTATCAAGCAATGCATCAACCATTTCTGAAATGGCATTACGAGAATTTGCTTTTGCCGATTCATTATCGATTACAAGTTCTTGAATATTTTCAAGAATAACTTGATCATCTTCTAATTTGTAAATCGCATGAATATATGTATCATCGGATGTTTTATATGTTACATCTGATTCTCCGTAGCAATGCAATTCAACATCAACGCCAAGGGTTTTACCCAAAACATCTTGTGCATTGATTAATTCTTGTTCTGATCTTGTCAAAGATCCTTCTTCTAAATTTTTAAACGCTTCGAAACTGATAAGTTTTCTTTTCATGTGTAATCAACTCCCTGTGCTGTAGGTTACAAATATATTTTATTAGCACGATTTTGGATGCCGTGTCATTATCGTATATATTGCATTATAACAATATTTTTACTTTTATTTTTCAATATTTGTTTGTGTCAAAAACAAATGTCACAACTATATAAGTATGCTTATCAATATAAAAATGAGGTAAAAAATGAAAACATTTTATGAATTTATGGAAAGTGTGGGAACTGATTTGGCCAATGAGATTGGTCCAATGGGTTTAACAAAAGAAAGAATGGAAGTTTTAGCACCAATGTTTGTCTTCGTTGACAAATCAATTAGTAATGATTCTAGCTTCATGGGTAGGCTATATAATTTGTTTAAAACAGAAGTTTCAAATTTCCCTCAACTTCAAGAGGATTTGGACAAATTAGATATTACAAAAATTAAAAGGGTTGCTGGTGGCATTGAAAAAAATCGCACTACTGACATGGTTGTTTTGCCTAATTCAGATAGCCCAATATAATTTATTTTGAAAACCAATACTTAAAAGATTTTTGCAAATTACTTTCAGTAAGTTCATATCCAATGCAATCAAATATTATTGCATCAACTTTACAAATTGGACAAAGTGCAGTTTCCCCTTCGTCTGTAAATTCTTTTACTTCGTCTGCTTTAAAAATCTTACAACAATGATAACATCCTGCATTTCTAGAAATAGAAAGTAAGGATTTATTTTTAAACACAAATGATGGTAATTGTCTTTCCATTGTAATATTAACTCAAATAACTAGTGTCTTTATCTTCGTAATCTTGTTCTGTTCCATAGCTATAGATTTCAAGGTTATATTTCTTCAAATCTTCCTCATCTGCTTCTGGTATTTCAGAGGCAGATGAACCAGTTTCTTCTTTTGATTCACTTTCTTCTGGTGGTGGAGTACCCTCTGGTGGCGGAGTACCTTCTGGTGGTGGAGTTCCTTCTGCACCCAATTCTGGAGTAGGTCCACCAGCCTCAGCACCAATTTCTGGAGCAGCTTTTTCTTCACTTGGAACACCGACTCCAAGCAATTGTGGATTTTGCCCCATGATAGCAATTTTTAAATCTTCAAGTTTTTGTAATTTCAAACGACTCAACATCATCGATGCGTCTTCTTCGCTATGCATAAGTATTTTTGTTAATATGTCGAAATCTGACATAAGCAAACTTCCCTTAAGCGATGCAGCATTTCCGAATCTTGCAGTCTTAACTTCATTTCTTGACAATTCACGCCAATCAGAAGGTGATGTCATTTTTATTTTAAGATCTTGATACATTTCGCTTGGGTAGCCACGAAGATCTAAATGTCTTTCGCAAAGATCAAGAATTCCATCTTCAAAATTTGATTGTAATCTTTCGATCATGCGAGCAAATTTTACATCTTGTGCAGACAATGTAATTCTTGTTGCATTTACATCTTCACTTGAGAAATAATTTTTGGGAAAGTTTAGAGATACAAATAATTTATTTCTAAAGTACAAAGCATCATCTACTTCTCCAAGATTTTGCGCACCAGGCAAAGTTTCAATTCTTGTATTTGCATTAGGGCGAATTGGAATCCAAAAGTCTTCATCTTGTGCAGGTGGTTGCCATCTTTCTTCAACCATATTGGCTCCGCTATTGCCACGATTGCCAGCAATTTTTCTTTTTCTGAATTGATCTTTCATTCTTTCCAAAAATGCTTCTGCTTTAAATGGAGGAAGTTGACCAACATCAATATAAAACACTCGTCTCTCAGGCGCACGAGTTAGCCTATACACCACCATTGCATCTTCCATGAGTCTTAATTGATGTGCTGGCCCTCTAGCTGGCTCAATAAGAGATTGTCCATAAGGATAGAAGTTTCTTCTATCATCTCCTATTCTAATGTGTAAAACTTGTAATGGATTAAATCTAATTGCTGTAGATTGATTGAGTTCCGCATCACTAAGTTGTGATATGTCTCCTCTTCCCAACGATTGATAATCTGGGCCTTCTTTGGATTGTTGGAATTCTATTAATCTTCCTTTAATAGTTTCAATCCTATACATTGTTTCTGGTGGTAGTGTTGTAAGTTTATATATTCCATCAGAAGGCTTGTCTGGATTTATAACTATTTCAAAAAATTTATCACCATGAACAATTAAATCTTTGAAATAGGCAAATCCATGACGATTCAAATTTAGCATTTTTCTATGCAACAATAAGAATTCAAGTTCTTTTTTCACATCATCATTTTTGCAATCAATTTTAAAAATATTACCAGTATCATCT